TAATGATCCGGTATATTTTTGTAGCAAATATGTAAAAGTAAAAACTCTAGACAAAGGAGTAATGCCCTTTGAACTGTACGATTATCAACAAAAATTTGTTCAGGCAATACACAAAAATCGTTTTGTAATTTCAAAATGGCCCAGACAGTCTGGTAAATCTACATCCGTAATCGGGTATATTTGCCATTATGTTACTTTTAATCAAAGTGTAAATGTCGCTATTCTTGCAAATAAATTAAAGACCGCAAAGGACGAATTGTTTGCCAAACTGCAGTTAGCATACGAGAACCTACCTCACTTTCTGCAGCAGGGTGTGGTAGAATGGAATAAGACGAGTTTTAAACTAGAAAACGGATCCAGAGTAGTCTGCGACGCAACATCGTCCTCAGCCATTCGTGGTGGTTCTTATAACCTTCTACTTTTGGACGAATACGCGTTCTTGCCATCTCACATTGCAGAGGAATTTTACTCATCTACGTATCCTACAATTTCTGCAGGTACGACGACTAAATTGATAATAGTTTCAACTCCAAATGGAATGAATCACTTTCACAAACTTTGGGTAGATGCAAATAGGCCAGAGGGACATAAACTTAAAAACAAATTTATTCCAGTAGAAGTGTCATGGAGAGAAGTGCCGATAACAGCAGGTGGTCGAAAAAGGGATGATGACTGGGCAGCAGAGCAAATTGCAAACACAAGCCCAGAACAATTTCAACAAGAATATGGATGCAGTTTTCTTGGTTCTTCAAATACTTTGATTTCTTCTACTAAATTAAATGTATTGGCATCAGAAGAATTTTTGTCAGAGGACTCTGAGGGATTGCGTATATACGAGGAACCAAACAAAGAAAGTATATACTTTTTGCAGGCAGATGTTTCTAGAGGACAGGGATCAGACTATTCAGCATTTACTGTTCTTGATGGGTCTGTGACTCCTTATAAGGTTGTTGCAACATATAGAAATAATGTCATAAGTCCATTCAATTTTCCAAACATTATTAAAAAAGTTGGAGAGAGATATAACAATGCATACGTTTTAGTGGAAACTAATGACATCGGCGGTCAGGTATCATCCATACTTTACAACGATCTAGAGTATGAAAATTTATTGATGACAAAGATAATGGGAAGAAAGGGCCAGATACTTTCTCAAGGATTTGCTAATGGAAAGAGTGAAATGGGATTGAGAACAACGGCTCAAACTAAAAAATTGGGATGTTCGATCTTTAAAAGGTTAGTTGAAGAGGACAAAATTTTATTAAACGATGACAGAATCATTCAAGAACTTATGACCTTCATATCGAAGTCTAATACTTATAAGGCAGATGATGGTCACCACGATGATTTGGTAATGACTTTGGTTTTCTTTTCTTGGCTAACTCGACAGGAATATTATACAGATTTAATTGAAACAGCAAAAATGAATTATGAGCCAGAAAAGAAGGAAGAAGAAAATTATACATTCATGTTGACTAATAAAGATGATGAAAATGGGGAATTCTCAGATGGGTCAGTTGTTTGGTACCCCACATAAAAATTATAAATAAAAATAGCAGATATAGGGATAAACATGCCAAATCCAACCTTAACATCTTTAGTAAATTCATCAAATTTTAATACGGAAGCAGCAAATGTACAATTTACAACCGCTTTTGTCTGCAGTGGAGCAACCTATTTTAGATATGCAGAACCAGTTTTTAATGGTGCAAGTGGTGCATCGTCGGTAGATCCGGGTGGTTTATTTGGTTGGCTGTTGTATGCAAGATCCCCTGCTTTATCAACAAATCCCAGAGGATCTACAGCAGACACATATATAGAATATTTTGACGTGGATATGTTTATACGAGATATCAATAAATTAAGTGGTATTACATATTGTTTGGTGTCAACACCAACACAAGGTGGAACTTTTGGATTTTTTACAAATAATTCTAGTGTAATAACAGGAAAAACTTACGGTATAGATCTTTTATTGGCATTAAATTATTTGGCATATGGAAATTATTTGGTTCTTGCTGGAAATACCGCAGGGCTTGATGATTGGGAAAGCGAACAGTTATCAAAAATAGATGCTTTAATTGGAATAACCACAGATTCCAGTTTATGCAGTTGGTTAAAAACTAAACCATACACATTTGGAATATTCCCGTCGATTGCAGATTCAACTGGACAAGTTGGCGCAGGGTATACGCTTCCCAATTACACTTCATTTGCTGGTGCGTCATTTGCTGCAGCCGGATCGTCTTTTTCATCAAGAATAGTTACAGTAAATGGTGTAAAAGCAGTTTATGATACCAAAACAGAATCACTAGTTCCAGGTAGCAGTTTACCAGTTTACTATATCCCAGCAGTTGCAGATGTTGCTGGATTCTTTTCAAGAGCAAGAAACTCTAACAATTTATATTTTAGTATAGCAGGTACAAATAATGCAGTTCCTTTGAATGGAACTATTGTAAATCCTATTCAATATTCAGATTCTCAAACAAAAACAATATTACAAAATAATAGAGTAAATTATTTCTTAAATTATAGTAATAATTTCTTGGGACAAGATCTTGTTGGAGCAACATCAAGTTCTTCAACACCAACTGCAATAGATAGAGTTGGACCAAATGCTTTGAAAATACAGATAGAAAAAGATGTGACAGACATTGCTTTGAAATATCTGTTTACAGTAAACAATACTACAACCAGATCTCTGGTTATATCAGATGTTCAATCTTATATGTCAAAATTAAATTCTTTCTTGGATACAACAGCAACAGAAATAACATGCGACGAAACAAATGGAAACGTAGACAATACAAATGCACTGTATATAACTGTTGAGTTTAAACCAATAGTTTCTACTAGTACATTTACAGTAAATGTATCACTAATTTCATAAAATGACAAATTTTAACAGCATAAATTCATTCAAAAACGCATTCAGAGGCGGAACAAGAAGCAATAGATTTAGTGTTGTTGCAACTTGGCCGTCAGATTTGGGCATCGGAGTCCAAGAGGGATATGATAAAACAACATTCAAGATATCTGCAACCAGTATGCCAGATGGTTCTATAGAAGATAGAACAGTTCCATATAGAGGAAGATTTTTACACTTTGCAGGAGATAGACAATACGGTAAATGGGCAGTTACAGTTTATGATGATTCTGAATCTCAAAATTTATGGAATACTTTTCAATTGTGGCATGAAAAAATTGATGGACACCAATCCCATTTGTATTCTGGCTCAAATTTTAGCTATAGTAATCATCAAACTACATTTACAATAAATCAATATGGATTAAATGGAAGTAATTTAAATATTGGAAATAACCAAGGAATAAGAACTCTCATATTACAAAATGTTTGGCCATTAACCGTAGACAGTATAAATTTAAAAATGGATGAAACTGAATTGGTATCATTCAATGTAACATTAGCATTTGATTATCTTACTTTTGGTAGTGGGACAATAAATCAATCATTACAATAAAAATAAGGATAAGTAAATGGCCTCAATATCAGACTTTAAAAATAATTTTAATGGCGGAACTAGAGCAAATAGATTTTATATTTCTGGCTCTTTTCCAGGTGGGTCTTTTACAAAATTTCACGTAATTGCTACTAATATACCAGCAGTGGTTTCAAAAGAAATAATTTATGATCATTTTGGACGTAAGTGGAGATATCCCGGAGAAAAGGAATATGCGGCGTGGACCTTTACTGTATTAGATGATTATGAAGAGGGAAACAGCACATCTTCTGTAAATTTATGGAAACAATTTCATTCATGGCAAAATTTAATTAACGACCATGAAACAAACGAATCTTATATTTTAAATACAAATAGAACATATAAAGCAGATGGATGGGACATTTATCATCTTGGGATAAATGGAGAAAATACAACATCATCCACTGGAGCCAAACCATTGAAGAGATTTACTTTAAATGGTTGTTGGCCAACAAAAATTCAAGGACCTTCATTTACGATGAATAGAAATCAGTTAAATAGTTTTACGGTTACCGTTGTTTTTGATGATATAGAAATTGGTGGAGTAACAAAATCATCAGAAAATGGAGCGGGACTTCCTTTGTCTTTTTAATAGAGAAAATATATGGAAATTGATATTTTTGGATTTCAGTTTGGAAAAAAGAAGCCAACAAAGCAAGAAAAAGAAAATCTTGCTTTGCAAGCATTTACTGCACCTGAACAATTCGATGGCACTACAACAATAGAAGCCGGTGGTGTATTCGGCACTTCTTGGGATTATAATAATCCAAGAGATGAAGCAAGTTATACAATTCAATATAGAAACATGTCAATGTATCCTGAAATGGATACAGCAATTGATGAAATTGTAAATGCGTCAATTGTTCCGGGAACAGATGGAAAACCAGTAAAAATAGATCTTGAAAATCTTCCTTTATCTGCCAGCATAAAAACAAAAATTTATAGAGAATTTGATGTAGTAATTCATCTATTGGATTTTAGACATAAAGGCTATGAGGTCTTTAGAAGATGGTACATTGATTCTAAATTATTCTACAATTTAGTTATCGACAAAGATCTTCCAAATGAAGGTATCAAAGAAATAGTACCACTAGATCCTTTGAAGGTCAAAAAAGTAAGAAAAGTAACAAAACAAATGGAAAAGGTTGAAGGAATGAATGTTCCTTTGATCAAGGATGTAGAAGAATACTTTCTGTATACTAATACAGATAAAGACTCATATGTAATGACTGGTCCCGGTGGATTAAAATTAAGCACAGACAGCGTTGTTTATGTTCCATCTGGCATCATAGATTTGAACACAAAGCGTGTTCTTGGATACATGCACAAAGCGATTCGTCCAATGAATATGTTGCGCCAACTAGAAGATGCTCTTCTAGTTTACCGCATAGCCCGCGCGCCCGAGCGTAGAATCTTCTATGTTGACGTAGGACAGATGCCTAAGCAAAAGGCAGAGCAATACATGCGGGACATGATGAGTAGATTCCGCAATCAGATTTCTTTTAATCCAGCAACCGGAGAAATAAGAGATCAAAAGAATCATCTTTCAGTTCTTGAAGACTATTGGCTACCAAGAAGAGAAGGTTCAAAAGGAACAGAAATTGCAACTCTTGCTGGATTGCAATCAACTTCACAAATTGAAGACGTTCAGTACTTCCAGAAAAAATTGTATTCTTGCTTAAATGTACCAACAAGCAGATTGCAATCTGAAAGCACTGGATTCAATATGGGCAGATCCACAGAAATTTCCAGAGAAGAAATTAAGTTTTATAAATTTGTTGAAAGAATTAGACATCAATTCAGCAAACTCTTCTTGGACATTTTAAGAGTTCAATTGATTCTAAAGGGTGTTGTCACCGAGGAAGACTGGAAAGAACTTAGAAATGAAATAACAGTAAAGTTCAATACTGATAATTATTTCTGGGATTTGAAAGAAGCAGAAATTCTCGGAGAGAGATTAAGAGCATTGCAAGCCGTAGAACCATATGTTGGAAAATACTTCTCAACCGCTTACATCAGAAGAAACATACTAAAGAACACTGATGATGAGATTCAAGCAATGGATCGGGAGATGGAAGTAGACAAGGCCAGAATGCAGCAAGAACAAATGCAGCAAATGATGATGCAACAGCAAGCACAAATG